GCTTAGCGGCTCCCCCCTAACTTATGGCTTTCGCCAGCCCAGCCGACCCCCTGTTGAGGTGGTTCGGCGCCGTCCGTAAATATGGACGTTAAAACTTTTTCACTCTTTCACAAGAGCTACTCAAGGACGTAGTTCGACACGACCTTTACACCATCAGTGCCTGGGAACGTGGGTGCTTTGATGCACACACGCTCTTGCTCACTTGCTTCCTCTGGGGACAGAGAATTGCTTGCGCAATTCTCAGACACATAAGTCAGTAGGGCCTGTTCCCAAGCCTCGCTGAACTCATATGTTCCGAAGAGTGTCCTGACGGCCGAGGCCCTCAGAGACACCAGCCACCTTTCGTCCAGCGGCTCTAGCGGACGCGTTACGACTGACTTGTGCCAGGGTAACGGCGCCGATGGCGCTTCCACGGTGAAGCGATCACTTAAGGCGTAAGACGCGAGATACGTATTGTCTTCTCTACGTTTACGCAAGCGCCGAAGAGTCTCGAAGTTTCCCAACTTGAGATTCACCGATGCAGGGATCAAGTCTTCCGCACTGCGTGCGTAAGCTTGATATGCGGGAAGCAATTCCTCTCCAGGCCGATACTCTGGCCTGATGTCCCTTTTGGGGACACGTTGAAAGGACCTAAAGGTACTCCCTTCAAAACCTCGGGACAAGTGCTCCGAAGTGCGCGTGCGAGGCCAGGCCTCGCTGTGCAGCACCCCATCACCGTAACCCGGAGGCCCATATAGCCGCAATTCTGCCGGTATTCTCCGTTCGCAGTAAGCGGCAAGTTCGTGCATTCCACGGGCCCTAAGGCCGTTGTGGAGCGTGAAGAGACTGGCCGGTGAGAGCGCCTCTTTGGCGAACACAGGCCTGATGTCAGTTCCTGACAGGTAGTCGGCACCGCATGACTCCCTAAAGGAGCCTAGCCAATACGATTTCTCCTTGTTCAGGATGAAACCGAACGCGTGTAGTGCGTCATGCACTATATCAACAATCTCCGTGGGCACGATCATATCGTCCCCGTAGACTTCGATAGTACGGTTTTGAACCGTCTCCTCCTCGACTACTTCCCAGTATTCGAGGCTCGCGTGTGCGAGAGCCCAAAAGATCAGGCTCTCCACTGGAAATGTATACCCATTTCCCATGGCTGAGAACTTTTCCAGCCCTATTTGACCTCCCGGTCTCCTAGGATCGGCTACTCGCCCGACTCGGCACGCCTCTAGCAGCGCGTACCAGTCTGACGGATAAGTCTCCATCACCAACGCATGCGCGTTGGTGTCCGACGCACCCTTAAGGTCCAGGGTTGCTAAGGCCCCAGTTAATGACCCAACCCAAGCGGCGATTCTATTCCGCTTTTGGTCAGTCAGGTCAAGACCTTTACTTCGACACCTTCTTGACATCTCGTCACCCAGCGCGAGCTGGAGTAGAGTGTTCAGAATCGGTTGTTTCTCAACAGTCCGAAAGGTTTGGAAGTTCTTCAGGACGAAGCTCAGAATGCCGCAAGTTACCTCGACTGGCACGCTGGCCCACTCCTCAACGTCGTCACTGAGCTCGAGGTTACCCTCGGAGTCTCCGTAACGTTTGACACCGTCGCGATCCATGGTATATGAAACGCCGTGGTATTCCGTTAAGAGCGGGAGCTCCTCGAGCAGCTTTGGTAGCAACTCGATGAGGTCTTCACTACAATCTAGCGTCGTACCCAGCTTGCGCAGGATAGACGCCTCCCTCTTCGTGATCAGGACAGTAGCACCTGGTCCATAACGCAGTTTCAGCTGACCGAGCTGAGGAGCTGCGCCAAGCGTTCGAGCAATTCGACGCGTGATGCGTCTAAGAATCCACTCATTGCGAGCACTAAAAGTAAGATTACCTTCAGCGCGAGCAACAAGTAACTCGTTGGTAGCTCTACAAGCTTCCTCATAAGCGAACCAAGAGTCAAGCGCAGCTTGGCGCTTATCGACTCCGATGTCGAGAGGTTCGTACTTCTGGAAGAAGGCAAGCGCTTGTCGCGCCCACCTGATCTCTTGAACCCTATCATGGGAAATGTCCTTCACTTCTACCCTAGCGACGCCTTGCGCGTCTACAAGGATGCGAGGTCGGGCCGGCCCAAAAGGCAAGGGATCCTCTCCATACGACACCCACTTACGAGTGAGAAACTCGCCGTACTCGCGTCTCCGCAGTAGGCGAATCATCTCGGGACCGCACTCGCCAGCATGCTTTGCAGCAAGACAAGCGAGATCGTTGAGTATATCTTCCGACAACCCAACGGGCAGTTCGGAACCCCACATCTCAGGATGTTTCACAGTTTTCTCCTACAAAGGATCAATAAACAGAGGTTCTAAGCTACACAGCTCATTTCTGAGTCTGGCGACGCCCTCCCGGGCGCCGGCTTTCGTCCTTTACGGGGACGAGCGTGCGAAAGACTCGCAAAAGGAGCGTTCTGACTCCAAAGCTCTTTAAAGAGCGCAAGATACCCGTTACCGGAATACCCATTAGCTGACCATCAATAGGTCCTGGTGAAGGTCAGAGACCACACCAGCTGCCACAGGCGTCACCGTGGTGGTGACGTTATTCATCCAGTTAATGAGCACTTGCATGCACAGCCGCTTGCTTGCGGACGTGCTCCTCGGAGAGGCAAAGGTGACATACTCCGAGCGATCGACAAACGCGACCTTGGGCGAGGCGGTATAACCCGCTGCGTTCTGGCCTGCGATCGATTCCATGACGGGCACTTCCACGCGGGACGTGCACTTCACGGTACCCGACTTCAGCTTTTGGCGAAGTTGAGTGAGACGCATCTGAGCGTAGTCGGGGATGGTGTTAACCGTCTCCTTCCACGACGCAATGCTAGTGTCCCCATCCTGCTTTACCCCATCACCCTTGAGAGTGTGGGAAACAGGTGTCGATGCACCGTCGAAGACGGTGATGGTTGCTTGCTGGGCCATTTGATGGCTTCTCCTTGTAAAGTAAGCAAATAGGGCGTTGCACCCTAGCGACGCTCCCGCGTCTACCGTAAATGTCGTCCCTGAAGTGATCCAGTGACGCTTCCGACGATCAAACTTGCAACCGTCGCTGCCCTCTGCCAAGACTTAAGGGATTCAAGACCCCTGTATCTTGGTGCCGGTACGGGCAGACCGCTAGAGACCGTTCTTGTGAACGAGCCGCGGTTGAGGAAGTTCGCTCCAGGCCTCCACTCTGAGTACAGCAACGGGTTGACGTTGATGTCATTCCGCCAGCTGAGCCCGTAAGCTTCAGTCTGTATCTTCGTTGATGTAACGAATTCTCCCTCTAGCATTTGCGAAAGCATACGTGCCTCCAACCATTGGCCTATTGGCAAGAAATAATCTGCCACGAAGCTAAGCGGTAAAGCATTCCATATGACTACCTCAGGGTTGTAAAGCCCAAGGAGCTGAGGAATCGATGGCGGCTCCTTCACGATATACTTAATATGCTGACTGTGGCGCGTCGTACAGACCTGCCAGAACCAGCCGTACGTCGGCGAAGTTCCGCCTTGTGTCTTACCACTAAGGCTAGATTCACGCTTCCTCTTTGCAGAGTAAGCTTTCTTCTGTGGTACGTTCAGTCTATGGGCCAATTGCTCGGCCGCGGACTGCACGTCTCCTAAGAGTGGTTCCGCTGCTAGGTGGAACTCTAACCACTGGTTCGCCGTTATACGAGCAATATTGGCGAACACATCAAGGTCCTTTCCCACGGGGCGCTTATCCCCGGCAAGGGCGAGACGAAGTTCTGCAACGTAGTCCTTATACAGGCCTAGCTGCAGCGTCTTTTCCTCGCGGGCCATCTTCCGAGCGACACGGTTTCCCGTGCGCACGACAATCCCACGTTTAGTCTGCTCTCGCTTGACGTACTCCGTGCGAAGTATGGCTAGGGCTCGGTCGAAAGATCCTCGCTTCACAGCGATGATTGCACGATACAACCTGTTAGACGTATCCAACAGGAAGTGTACCGTATCCTTACCTTCGGCTCCGAGAAAGGAGGCCAGATTAAAACTTGACCCGTTGACTCGCTGTTGTAGCTTGTCTAAGAGCTTATAGTCGTCATCTGACGTCCAACAGTCTGACGGTTCAGGAGGCATAGCACCTGCATTACTTATAGTGCCTGCCCATGATCCCCAAGAGGATCCATCAGACCAGAGTCGCTGTGTTATATCCAGCGTACCCAATCCGCGGCTCTCCCATGTCTTGGCATATGGGTGATTCGCTAGCCAGGTGTCACGGTCAGCCAGTTCGGCCGCCGAAAAATCACCTTTCCACTTCAGTGGTACCACGACATCGCGGTAAGTAGTGTGGCCTTCAGCCCGAATCGTTTCTCGGATATATTTCCTCCGATACTTGCGACCTGGCTGCTCGGGAAATTTCAAGGCTTGTGGCCTATCGGCTCCCGTCCACTCCACTCTGGACCCATAATAGACCCAAGCACCAGGCCCCCTATTTGGGAGCTCGTAGGCTTGTAAGCTATCAGTAAGTCCAGTAGTCATGATGTGGCTCCTAGCCGAGTTGTTTAGGCTCGACTAGGAGTCCCCCACCTTTCGCCCCACCTATTTGATAGGGCGGCGACTGTGGCCGGTTCCGAACCATAGCGGCTCGGCCGGGCATTCCCAATCTCTTTCTTGAAGGAAGTTATTGCTAACGTCCAGTACGTGCACGCGTTTTCTAGCGCGCGCCCGTGGGTACCGAAGCTCTATAACCCGCCTATTAGGGTTAGCCGCGTACCAGCGGCTCAGCAATTTGACTCGCTGATGAGTTCCGATTGTACCAGTGCAAGACAAGTCTTTCGACTCGTCGCGGCTTGGTGAGCCGCTCTGCCCTTTTAGCAGACGCACAGATGACCCCGCACGGCCACGGCCCTGCTGGTGTTACCAACAAAGCTAGTCCATGCGAACCCGAGAGGGAACCATTCGCAGAAAACGGGGGGGAT